TGAAACAATCCACTCATAACCAAGCGAGGTTAAGTCCTCATTGCCACCAAAGTCTGGTATGAATTCACTTATTCCACTCTCAAAATCTGGATTACCTCTCAGATGAATTTCAATAACACGATTACCAATATATTCAATATTGATTGTCTCATAGCTATCAATAAGATAATCAATACATTCTGGCATAGGCATCTCGTCTGTTACCTTAAACCATTTTTTCCATTTAGTCAGGTCATTAACTGATTTAAGAACACCTTCAACAGCGAATGATTGCTTTTTGTTTACATAGTCAACACTTAGGTGCCGGCCTTCAAACCATTCACACCAAAAATATCCTAATGGAAAATGCATTGTCTCTATGTCAATCCAGACCTTCTCAGCGCCTTTACCCAGACCAATCATGTTAACACACGGACGAACAATATACCAATCTGGCTTAGGAACATCCATTCCAACAGGACCACATACATATCCTAAGCGTCTAGATAGAATGAGTTTATCAAGAACCCATAAATCCTCTGGCCTTGTCACTGACCATACTTCATCTTCCGTCATTATGCTACCTTAAACCATTGTGGGATATCACGCTTTGACCATGTCATGGAAAATCGTTCTTGCTTTGTTTGATAGAATGCACGATACGAACCAACAGGATCATTATTATCTATACAGTCAGGCGCTGCACCCATAGCAAGGCGAAATGGTGTTTGGCCAACATCTGGAATATTGGTAGGAACCTCTTTAAGGATAGTACCAAGATCGTTGAATGACTTATGTGTTTTGCCATAGCGATAAGTATATTCATCATGGAGTGCAACAAAATGATCGTAATGCCATTTGTAATTAGTAGCAGATTCCATGGTCCAGACAGTACATGGATGGCCGACATGAACAGCCTTATATATAGTATTGTCATGACGATCAAGCGACCAATGCTTTACCATAGTTTTACCTGACTTAGAAGCAATCTTAGTAAGAGTACCATCAAGAACACGATGAGCAGTAGAAAGCATCTGTGCTGACTCAAGAATCATTTTAACTACGTGTTTGTCGCACTGTAGCTGTGCTGACTGAATAGGACATGTATCGAGTATAAAGATATTCATTGTAGACTCCTGTAAATATTATAGACATATTACTATAAGAACCATAGACATGTACATAGTAATAATAGAATAAATCCAACTGGCATTAGTGGTATACTACCCCCAACCATAAAGCCTCTTTTATTATACCATCGGTGCAACAATCTGTACATATGTATAATGAAAAAAGCCAGATATATTTCTATACCTGGCTCTTACTATTATATATCGTTATGGCTTACGCTGCTATTTGGAGTGTTTCTTCGATTTCTGCAATATGATCATCTAGATATGCCTTCTTATTAAGTACCTTATACATTCTATCCGTTTTTCCTTGTTTTTTATATCTCTCTGCTGCCCAGCCAAGGGAACGAGAATCTTTTTTTAGGCGGTCGATTGTTACTGAAACCATAAGTATGTCTCCAAATAAAAAAGGTGCCAACCGCGAAACGGTGGCACCTTCTGTTTAAGTTTTAAGGTTATGTCTTAAACTATAGCAAGCCAGGGAAAGCCTCCTGTGCTAACTTGAGTGTCAGACCTTTCACTGGCGGCTTTTTGTTAATCATTTTGCACACCAATTCTGCGTCCTTAGGATGAATTGATTCAACGATCCCAAGAAAAATCTTTTCACGTTTTACGGCAGGCATTTGTTCGCCTTTGCCGCCCTTTGCACAATATAGAAAGTCTTTGTGTTTTTTGAGTAGTGTAGTAGGAGCGTTATGTGCATCACATGCTGTGTATGGCACTTCTCCGGTCGGTAGCAACCACTGAATACGAGGATCGAGCGATCCTTGAACAATGTCACGTAGAGCAGCACTATTATTCTGCTGCAGTACCATAATCTTTTCCGCTCGTGTTTCAGCTTTAGTAAACTTTTCAAGCACTTCGTAAATCATCAACGCCATTAAACAAATTCTCCTACACAGTCAATTAGCAAGTTGCAGTTATGTGAAACAAGATACGTGAAAACCTTACTACGGTTTTTACTACGATCCTGTCCTACGAATGTATTTATAATTTCCTGGCGCACTACTTCAGGACATTCTGATTCTTCAGTGAGATCAATCATTTTCTTGTTGCGAATATAGTTGCGATAGACATCTCCACCAAGAGCCTTTGGATCATCCATAAGGAGAGCTTTTTTCTTAGCACTAAGAACAACTTGGCGCCGGCCTTCAACAAACACACGATCGTCAGACAGCACATTTGGAACACCGTCACCACTATCACCCTTAAGGAAGTGTTCCATCTGTTCAAGACGCGGATTATCTACTGTAATGAATTTCTTTGTTATAGGTGAGTATTGTGCAACATTAGAGTACTTGTGCAATTGCTTGAAGTCTTTGTCTGACGACACAATCATGATTTCCTCATAGTTACCAAATTCCTGAGACCATTTAACGATTTCAGCAATAGAGTCATCGGCCTCGCAGCCATATTGGTTGATGGTCTTATACGGAAAGTACTCACCAAGTTCATCAAAAACTTTGTTGATTGTAGAGAACGCAACGTCCCAATCGATTTTAGATTCTTCACGTGATAAGCCACGTTTGCCCTTATATTCAGGGTATACCTTCTTGCGCCAGTTGCCACCATTATCACCGATGACAACAACCTCGCCGTATTTGCTTCCAAACCTTTTGCGATACATACGGATGCTATTAAGGATCATATGCCGAATAAGATTTTCATCACTCCAGTGAGCAGCGCCCATGGCAATAGGGGCAATTGAAATTCCTGAATAGTCAATTAAGATCATGATGTAGTCCTTTTGTTATATTAATTATATTAGTTATACCACATAGAGTTACCAATGTACACACCTATTTTAGTAAACTTTGGACATGCGTGCGATGTATCTTACAGTTGATAATTCCATTATAGTAACTATCATCTAGCAAGACATTCCTGTCGAACTGTTCCTTTGCCTCAAGATAGCCGAGCTCACCTTTAGACTTGCCGAAGTGGATAATTTCGCGGTGGAAATTATCCACGCCGTGCTCAACAAGTCTCTGTTTTACTAGATCACTTGATCCGTAATACTTCATCCAATCAGACTCAGTAACAGATCTACGCTTGCGCGTTTTACCCTTCAAAGGTTTAAGTGTTTTTTTGGCCCAGAATTGCTTCTTGCCTACATACTTTTTTGAGTTGGTTTTGTCTGTGATAACGTAGACAAATCCAACCCATTTTTTTAATTCTTCTTCATCAGGTTCGTAAACCTTACCGCCATAGTGCCACATGACCACAATCCTTATACAACATATTAGTGCTAATGTTGTATATATGCCTTAGAATTCTTCGTCGTCATCTCCATCAAAGAAAGCATGCCCCGACACTTGGCCACACATAGAGCAAAATGAAGGTTCTTCTCTTTCGTCAACTACCACAACCCGAGTCTCTGAGCCACAGTAGTCGCATTCGCAAATGTATTCTGATAGTTTCAATTTTATGCCTCGCAGTTCTAATTTGTATAAATAGTAATGTAGGTCACGGAATTGCACTTCCCACCTACTCTAGAAACAAAAGGAATTCCAGTTCATGTATATATATATATATGTCTATTATGTTTACGCCTACATCAGACTTGACGGCACACCCTACTATATAGGTAAAGGGAGGGGCAAAAGAGCATATTCAAAACAACATTCTGTATGGGTTCCTAATAGAGAATCTGGACAAATAGTTATACTTGAAAATAATCTTTCGGAAGTAGGCGCATTTGCGATTGAAAGAAGACTTATCAGATGGTGGGGCAAGAAACACGAAGGTGGACTACTCTACAATAAAGCCGATGGTGGTGAAGGTAGAAGTGGATATAGTATATCTCGGCCACACACAGAAGAATCTAAGCAAAAAATGTCTAAAGCAAAGCAAGGTAAAAGTTATCCGAGACTTACTTCAGCTAATAGAAAAACTGCCGAAAAAAGACGAAATGTCCGTCTATCTGAAGAACATAAAGCCAAAATATCTGCTGGCATGAAAGGTAGAGTTATGACAGAAAATCATAAAGCAAATTTATCTAAGGCTAATGTTGGTCGTCCAGTAAGTGACGAAACCCGTTTGAAAATGAAACTAAAAAATTCAGTCAAGTCTACCTGTCCACACTGTGGTAAAGGAGGTGGTGGTAGCGCAATGAAGCGCTACCACTTTGATAATTGTAAGTCTATTAAACATTCATCCTTCGCATGAAATGCATAGCATGATATCACGCACAAGTTCTTGTGCTGGATTAGATGACCGCTGGTAGTAGAAAGTTTTTACACCCAAACGCCATCCTTCAATAATCAACGCGTTTATGTCTTTTGTTGATGCAGTTGGTGGAATCATAAGATTGAGTGATTGGCTCTGGTCTATATATTCTTGTCTTGCAGCAGCCTGCTGAACAACATTAATAGGACTAATCTCAGAGAATGTCTTAAACACATCTTTTTCATTCTGAGTGAGAAAGTCAAGATGCTGAACAGAACCTTTCCTCATTAAGATTGAATCCCAGGTTGCATCATCATTCTTGCCGTAATGATCTAGACATCTAGCAAGATAACGGTTCTTATACGTGAAGGACCCTTTAGCCAAATCCTTAACAAAGTAGTTTGATGCAAGTGGCTCGATTGACGGCGATACTTGACCAAGGATAAATGATGAAGATGTTGTAGGAGCGATGGCGCAACGAGTAAGATTGCGTACATCATAACCCATAAGACCTGACGGAACACCATACTCTTCTGCCATTTCCTTTGATGCGTCAAGTGATTTTTCATCGATGAATCTACTAATTTCTTCAGTTAGTTCAAGTGCTTGGAATGACTCAAATGGGATCATTTTCTTCTGTAGAAGTGTGTGCCATCCAAGCTGACCAATTCCAAGAGCACGCCAGGTTTTTGCAAAGAGATTGGCCGACTCCATAAACTTAAGACCTTCTGTTTTGCGGATATATTCTTCCATAACAGCATCAAGGAAATATGTGAGAGTTTCTACAGCGTCAGTATATTTCCATTTGTCCCAGGTAGAAAGGTTCATTGATGATAGGTTACACACAAATGTCCATTCATCGCTTGATGGCAGACAGATTTCTGAGCAGAGATTTGACGCCCAGATAGGAATGTTTTTGTCTTTAAGAACCTGTGGTTTATTGTCATTCACAGTATCAGAGAAGAACAGATATGGATAACCAGTTTCCTTGCGCTTTCTGAGCACCTTAGCCCATACTTCGCGTTTGTCTGCATCGCCATCAATCATTTCCTGCATCCAGTAATCTGGAATAGTAACACCAATTGAGATATTCTGAATGGTTGCACCAGGTTCACGGATTTCTAGGAATTCCATAATATCAGGGTTATCAATGTTAAGATAACCAGCAAAAGCCCCGCGGCGAGTGGTACCTTGAGAAATAACGTCAGTGCCAACATCAAACAAGCGAAGGTAATGAACTGCTCCATCTGCTTTGCCTCCTCCTTTAATTTTACTACCACGTGGTCGAATATCACCAAAATATCCAGATGTTCCTGCGCCGAGTTTGGTTTGGACACCAACCTCAGCTGTTTTTTGTAGAATAGCCTCAATAGAATCTTCCACGTAAACACCATTACATGAAATAGGAAGCCCTGTTTCTTCACCAAAATTTGACCATACTGGAGAGGAAAGGCTATAAAAACCCTGACTCATATAATCATAGAACTTGTTAGCAAATCCCGGGTAGTCCAAGATTTCTTCTGCTGCTTCCGCAATTCTGCGTACGCGATCTTCAGGAGTCACACCTGGTTGTAAATACCCACGACTGAGGAACGTGCGTGAATCGTCGTTTAGCCATTTAAATGCCATTATATTTCCTTAAAATAAATCATCTGCTGATACGCCTTGACCACGGGCATAGTCTACTGGTCTGCCATTGAAAAAGTCAACCATGTTGGTTCCATATAAACCCTCATCAAACCATCTGGTTTCCTTAATCAAATCTTTGTCATATGTTAATTCACTTGAAAAGCCAATTTGCTCTAGTGATTCAACCATACGCTTCTTAATGAATTCAACTAGAATTTCTGAGTTCAATCCTGGTACTGAGTATTCACCCATAATCCAACGGATCACTTCCGACTCACAGCGGATTGACTCTTCACATTCAAGTCGAATACGATCTTCAAGTTCTTCGTCGAACAGTTCTGGATACTCTTCACGGAGTGTGTTAATCAGTTTAATACCGACCTGAGCATGAAGCATTTCTTCATTACGCGTGTATTTAACTTGCTGTGCTGTATCCTTAAGGATAGCTTTGTTTTTGTTCATATGCAAGATGATGTAGAACTGGCTGAACAATGACACATTCTCAACAAACAATGTGAATAGTGTGATAGCATAGATATACTGTTTACGGTCATCTGCATATACCTTCTTGAGGTACTTACGGAGATAGTCAACACGGCCAGCAACAACCGGGTGTTTCATGTTTTCTTCAAAGATGTCATTGAGCTGAAGAACTTCAAGGAGCTTTTCATATGCCATGTTATGGATAACTTCAGAGTTACCCATCGCGTATCCAAGATCACGTAGTGATGGATGTGGTAGGTTATCACCTAGGTTAGACCAAAATGTTTTCACCGCAACTTCTATCTGACCAATTGCTGATAGTGTGCGGACAAGGATCCGTCTTTCTTCTGGACTCATGTCAGTCTTAAACTGACTATAATCAGACGTGAAATTGAATTCATCAGGAGTCCAAAACCCACTCCAAATTGCTTCAATAAAATCCTTGGTCCAAGGGTACATGTCAGGTTTTCTTGAGATTTGTTCTTCGAATAGCATCTAATTTCTCCGGGTAAAGCTGTATAAGACATCGGTCCTGAAAACTATTTCAGGCAACAGCCTATATTGTTTTGATTTCTGATACCATTATATATAAGATCTCAGGTCTTGTAAACACTACATATTGCTATATTCACAAAATATTTTACACCATATTGCCTTAGTCGGCTGGTGGACCTGTTATTGCCTTTTCGTAGTAAGCAATAATTTCTTTCTGTTGTAGAATGTATCTACGGAGCTCTCCGACACCTATTGATAGGTTTTCATAGCCTTTTGGTGTGATCGCCATAAATGTGACCGATCCACCATGTTCATCAATCCTCTTCATAGCCTCGTCGAAGTTTTCTTCTGATACAACGAACCATTCACTATCCGGAAAGTCTATAGGTTTTGGCCAAGCCTGAATAGGGATATTACGTTCAGTAAATTTGGTCTGTGTTACAATCTCTTTATCAATAGAAGAGGTACAGTTACTCAGAATCAGCAGCGCTGGAATCAACAGGAGTAGTTTCATCTTTTAGTTCCTCTCTTAGTCTGTCAATAGCGTTGTTTATACGAATAGCAAATCCATCAGGATCAGCCTGAGCTTCTCGCACAATATCGATTTGGCTAAATCTTTTTCTTAATCCATCAAGTTTACCTTCAGCTGCCTGTAGGTTAGCCGTAAGCTCTCTATTGAGTTCTTCATTACGCTCTTGATTTTCTTCCATGGAGTCAACAGTCGCCTGAAGGGTCTCGGCTACTGTTTTGAGTTTGATGTTATTTTCACGTAGCAACGCAATTGTTGCCTGAGTCGATGTATAGTACCAATATACTCCACGAGACACAGAAGCAACCATTGCTATAATAAAGATTGCAACGTAAATTTTAATCATTTCTTATCATCCATATATTGTCTGAATCTTTTAAGAACAACCGGAGCTTTGTCCTTACGGCGTCGACGGTCTGTTACATTATGTGCTTTAAACCGAGGACCCATATTCTTCGTGTCATTAGGAATACCAGCAGATGCCGCAGTATTACCGAGCTCTTCTTCTAGCGGGTTTCTTTGTTTCATCTAACAATCTCCGATGATGTGATGTATACTTTTTTGTTTGTTCTGATATGAGTTGCTTCATAGATGTTAATTCCAAAAATAGTGCCGACTGGTTTCGCATCTTCGGCAACCTTTACCTTAGATCCTTTGGCAACTGTCATTTCAACACCTTCAATGATCTTTTCATTCTTAAGAATATAAACCCCTGGAGACAGTGTTTGATCCTTTAATACGAACCAATTGTTTTCTTCAACCAACAAATCAGTCGGATCAACACCAATGTCACCAAGACCTTTTAAAATCTTTTTCTCTGATACACTA